AGGAGGCGAACAACAAAGAGTGGCGATTGCCCGCGCACTTGCAGTATCGCCGGAAGCCATTTTATGTGATGAACCTACAGGAGGTGCGTAGTTAGTAGAAACAAGATCATAAAAAAACAATATCCATTTCTCCGTCCTCGTGAACAGTGATTGACTGCACGAAGGACTTCCAAAACACATTCTTCTCCTGATCGCTGAAAGTATGATACACAGTTTCCCAATCATCAGAAAGCATCTTCTTTATGCTGTCAAGGTTACGAACCGGAGCAGCAGGACAACTTCTCAATTTGTCAATCTGCGACTGAAACTTCTCATATTCGTTTCTGTATGAAGCCTTGTCAATCAGATCGTCCATGAAAAGGTCATACAGTTTCTTCATCTTACGTTCCACTTTTGCAATTTCAATGGCAGGGTCCTTTTTTGCAGCAGCGGCAGCAGTGACTTCAAAATCTGCAACATAAGAGGAAAGAGCAGGGCGGATATGCTGAAGCATATATTCTTCGACATACTCTTCACGGTAATGTTTGGAACGGTCACAAAGTTTTGACTGCGCTTTAAAATTGCATCTGTAAGATTTATATGTCTTTTCTTTTCCATCTGCAAGCGTTCTATATGTGACAGTTCCGGTCATGTAATGATTACAAGAAGAACAGATCAGAAGACCGGAAAAAATATAAAACTGTTGAGTGTGACGGATGCGAACATTTCTGATCGCAAGATTCTGTATACGTTCAAACCGTTCACGACTGATCGTCTTCTCACAAAAGTCAGGGTCATCACGATACTGGCCCATGAAAAGAGGGTTCCGAAGATAACGAACGACGGTATCATAACAAACACGGATGCCGTATTTCTCCTGAAGGAATAACTGCGTTCCTCTCTTGCTACAAGTGAATTCAAAACGGTCGAACATATCAAGGGCGAACTGATGCCATTCAGGGTCAATGACAACGTGTTTCTCTGCATCCAGCTTCAGGCCACGAGGAAGAGAGCCAGAAAGATATGTTTTATTCTTCAGTTTGTATGCGAATACGTCTTTGATTCGATCACTGTCACGATCGCACTCATCCTGCGCGACGGACAGACGGATGTTGATGTGCAGGCGGCCGTTCGTGGTGGTAGTGTCGTAGGACTCCGTGATCGCCTTCCACTGGACTCCGTTTGCTTCAAGTATCTCCTGAATTTTGTGATAGTCTCCGATGTTCCTGAACCAACGGTCAAGTTTTGTAAAGAGAATCATGTCGAAACTGTGAGCACGGACACCATCAAGAAGCCGGACAAATTCCTTCCGGCGAGTGAATTTCTTCCGGGCAGTCAGGGCCTCGTCGATGAAAGTGTCAATCAGCACCATGCGATTCACTTTGATGAACTCATCGAGGAGAGCGTCCTGCGCTTCCAGAGTGTCACCATGAAGGACCTGACCGTCATGGGAACAACGTATATATTTAACAACACGCAGGCCGAAGAGTTCCGGTTGCGGTCTGAAGTATGTACTATTCATAAAAACCTTCTTTCTGCCGTAAAAAAGCGAAAAAAAATAAAGCTATGCAGCAGCACAACTTCGTGGTAGAATAAAGGTTGCGAATCAGTATTCTATGAAGTTATGTGCTGCATAGGAAACGATGGGGAAAGGCAGTTCTTGTCAGGGACTGTCTTTTTCTATGCTTAGATTTCAATATTGCATTTTATAGCAAGATAATACATATGCTTACAAGGAACTTTCCTCTTCTGGAAGTCCGGGCAAGTGCAACCGGACAAAGTGGTGTGATACTGTCCGCCTTCGGAACCTGCGAAAGTGCCTGTCTTTGCTTTTGGGTCAATATGTACAGGAGTGAGTTCACCATTCAGAGCACGACGTTTCCGTGCTTCAGCAGCTTCGCCACATACGTCAGACCATTGACTCCACTCATTATTAGACCGGGAAGAAAAAGAGATGCACACATCTCGAATCCATCCGATACAGAATCCGCCACAGGTACAAGTGTACAACAGACCCATTCCGATCTCACCGGAAAGATACCGATGAAGACCAAACCATCCGCCAAACAAGGCGGCCCATTTATTATATTTTCTCATAAGCAAACCCCACATATCATTTTTCCCTTGCCATCCATTCAAGTCTCTTGGATGAATACATATGGATTCACCACAAGGAGGGAATGATGGAAATACTAACATGGCAGGCAAGGACTGAAAAAAATGTAACACTGAAGCAGTTGGAAAAGATGACCGGAATCAGCAAAACGACACTGAATACGATTGAGAACGGTCTGACATCTCCGACGCTCCGGCAACTGGAAGCCATAGCGATTGCGCTTGACACGAAGATCAGTGCTCTCTATGACTCTGAATATAAATAAGTATATCACATGAGCTGCGATGATACGCAGATCACAGAACGATTTCCGTAATTACGGAAACGAGAGCCGAACCCATTCACGAAGCCTGAAAAAAATGGTAATATTTTCAAAAGGAGGCGATGAAAATGGATATTCGGCAGAAAATAATCGGACTGCTGAACAAGATAGACTCTGAAACTCTCCTGAAGAGAATATATGAGTTTATCAAGTACATATACATATATCAGTAGCCGACACGAAGAGAAGGGAATCCAGATGGGTTCCCTTTTGTATTCGGTTATCGCATAACTTTTTCAAGCCTGCAATACTCTCCGACTGTAATATCCCGACATTCAAAAGAATCTTCGTATTCATTAAGAATAACCATAATTTCGGTGTTGTTCCTTATCCAAACAGTGAAGCCGGGTTTGGTTGCAGTTCCGGGTACATTTACAACTGGGAAAGCACGGCCATGTACCCGAAGTACAGGCGCACTTTCTTGTAATTCTTGTTGTAATTTCTCAAATGAAATATCATTCAATATTTTTACCTCCCTCTGAAACCTCTCTTTTCTGAATAAGGTCCTTCGCCCTTGCTTTTATGCCATCCCTCACATCCTTCGGAAGTCCGACATATAACTCGACGATGAATCGGTCGAGGTCATCAAGTTCGTACTGCGAGCAGAGTTCATCAAGAACTGTCTGCGGCAGATCGGAAAACATCTCACCTTCTCCATCCATAAGCCAGTCATAATTCACATTGTATTCTCGACAGATCAGTTTGACCATCTGGTCGGATAAGTTGACTCTATCTTTTTCTATTTTAGAAATCGCAGACTTCTGAACTCCCAACTTTTCTCCGAATTTATCCATTGTCAAACCTAATGCTTTTCGTATTTCAAGGACACGCTCGCCTTGCGTCATGTTGCTCACCTCTCTTTCTGTATTTCTTCTATAACAATACCACGCAAAAAATAAAAGGTCAATAATAAAAGTTGAATTAAGACACAAAAATATGTTGACAAAGTGGAGTTAAGACACTATAATATGTCTTGAAGACACAGAGAAACACACATCATCATAAAGGAGGCAACAATAGTGACAACGATTCAGGTATACAGAAATCGAAGGAACTCAAACAAATACATAGAAGTGCATAACGATGGACACTATCACAATTCATTAAAACAGTATCTGTACTGGGAAAGAAACGTCATTACAGGCGAACCGCTCCCGGAACCAGTGAAGAACATCACCGGAGACAGACGGCTCCATCGTTGGAGAAAAGCGAACCTGAAGGAACTGCTCGAAGATTACGAGCCAGTAACAGCATAGAAGAAAGGAGGAAGACACATGGCAGTAGCACTTGAAACCGAAAGAAAGGAATTAGAGAACCAGACAAAGGACATCGAGGAAATGATCTCACTGCTGAAGCAACTGACCAGCGGCGAGAAGCGTGAGATTAAAGGAATCATGATCGGATTGCAGATGGCAAAGCAGGCAGGTGTTCGTCGTGAAAGACGATCAGGGAGAAGACATCACTGAAGAACTGGAAGATACAACGTCATTGAGAGGCACGATGTACAGTGTGTTCTGGTATGCGTCAAGTAGATATTAAGGAGGAGCAGGCATGACAACGAAAGATCAGGAGAGAAAAGCAGTCGAGAAGATCAGAAAGATTGTTGAGGAGTTGGGCGAGAACAGTTACGTCGGATTCGCAATGGAGGGAGTTCTGGAACTGGCAGAGGACAACATTCGAGAAGATACTGCGTACAGTATGAAGAAAAACGCAGAGATCGCGTGGGAGAGAGCAGACAAAGCAGAGAAAGAGAACAAAGACCTGAAGAAAGAGATTGAAGACCTGAAGAAGACCGTCGAGAAGAGAGGAACAACCATTTCAGAACTGAACACGGAACTCTGCAATGCGAGAGCAGAGGCAAAAGCGAACGAGATTCCTGAAGAACTGGTTCAGGAGATGTATTGCATGGCCTATGACAAGGAAGCAGAGTCAATCGGAAAGATGGAGAGGGCAGCAGATCAGATGGCAGCGGCAATCATTGCCGGAGAAGATGTGCATGGATTCGCAGAGGAGTACAAGAAGCAGAAAGCAAACCGGAGCAGATACAGAAAAGTGATGGAGGAACTGGACAAGAGAGAAAGACGGAGGGCCGGAAGAGAATGAGAAAGAAATATTATCATGCGGCAACACCGGAGACGATGGAGAAGATCATTGCTGACGGAGTAGTGAAAAGAGGATGGGACGGTTGCGTGTACCTCTGCGAAAAGCCACAGGACGCAGCGAAGTTCGTGGCAATCAGAGGACACGATGAAGTGGCAGTGATAGAAGTGATTCTTCCAGCAAACAGGGTGAAGGAATCATTTGACCATTCAGTCCAGTTCTTCCAGTGCAAAGCATTTATGTATGAAGAAGACATCAAAGTCAGACCAAACGCAGAAGTTGTTGAATACAGTTTCAAGTGAACGAAAGGAGAAGAGGATGTTCATTTTATCACAGGACAAAACAAGGATTTTCAATATGCAAGGTCACATTGAGGGAATCGGATATGAGGAAGAGAACTTTAAGAAGGGGAAGAAAGAAGAGATCAGACACACGATTCAGGTGTTTGACGGATGCGCCGAAGAAATTGCCGAGTACGAATGCAAAGAAGATTGCCTGATCGTGCTGTATGCGATTTTCAAAGCGATAGAGCAGGGAAGTAAAACGGCAGAGCTTCCGGCACGGGAGGAAATGAAAGAACAGAGAGAAGCATTGAAACAGTATCTGGAATCAGGAAAGAAACTGACAGAGTGGACAGCAGAACTCCTGAAAGAATTGCTTGATATGTAATAAAAGCCGAAACAGGGCATCCGCCCTGTCTGAACACGACGGCAACGTGTTCACTGATGATGGCAAGCCGAAAGACATTATCGGAGCATCGTGAAAACATGGCGGCGCGTACAGTCTGCCAGAACACTGTATGGATGGATAACAGGTTTTAGCACTTTTTAAGGCGAAAAGGCAGACACGGTGAGAACGCTTGCCAGAAAGAAGGTGATACAGATGTTTAATGAACAGCGGCCAGTGCAAATTCTGGAACTGTTCGGAGGAATAGGGAGTCCGCGATGTGCACTCCGCAACCTCGGCATCCCGACAAAGGCGATTGACTATGTGGAAATAGATGAAAAGGCCGTGAGGTCATACAATTCGATGTTCGCAGAGGAATTGCCGTACAAGACGCAGAGCGTTGTCGGATGGAATCTGAAGCCTGACATCCTGATTCACGGAAGTCCATGTCAGGACATGAGCATTGCAGGACATCAGGGAAAAGCAAAGGCAGAGGACGGAAGAATCAACAGAGGCAAAGGAGCCGATCAGGGAAGCGGAACACGGTCGAGCCTGATGTGGGAGACAATACATATCATCGAGCAGATGGGAAAGTGGAAACCAAAATATGTGATATGGGAGAATGTGCGGAACGTAACGAGCCGACACATGATCGCAAACTTCATCCGGTATCAGAAAGAGATGGAGCGCATGGGGTACACGAACAACTATGAGGTGCTGGATGCCAGAGAGTTCGGATTGCCGCAGGCCAGAGAAAGAGTGTTCACAATATCAGTTATCGGAGGAGAGAAGTTTCGGTTCGACGAACTGATTCGGACACCGATGCGGAGCATTGATGAGTTTCTGGAAAAGAACGAAGAAGTGCCGGAAGTGTACGATGTGACACAACCATCCGTGAGAGAGGTGATCGGAGTGACCGGGAGCGTAAGAAGAGCAACGGTCATCGAAGACTATGCCTTCACGATCACGACTCGGCAGGACAGAACACCAGCGCAGGTGATTGACTGCGGAAATGGAAGATACAGATACCTGACGGAGTTGGAGTGCTGGCGGTTGCAAGGTTACACAGACGAGGACTTCGAGAGAGCAAAGAAAGCGCAGCAGAAGAAAGGGAGATACTACACGGCATTATATAAGCAGGCAGGGAACAGCATCGCAGTTCCGATCTTTGAAAGCATCTTCCGAAAGATAATCCTGAACGAAGTCAGAGAAAAGGAGGAACAAAAGTGAACGACGGACCAATAGTGAGAAGAATTTCATTCGACATTCACGGAGAGTTCATCACGCAGCTTGCGAGAGAATGGTTTTACACCGGAGAAAAGAGCCATGAGAAAGTCATTGAGATTCTGATGGACAGCATGACCGGGACAGATACACCAGAAGCACAGATCAGGAGATATGCAGAAGACATTCTGCTCGGCCGCGCCGCTCTGAAGGGGAGCACGGCAGCAGGTACATATCATCTCGAAACATACGAACCGGGAGAAGAAGAGCAGATGCCGCAGAGCATGAACATCTGGAAAGAAGTCGAAAGACGGAAGAAAGCAGAGAAGGACCTGCAGAGGATGATTGAACGGTGGGACGTAGCAATGGACCACATATCGGAAAGCACACAGAGAGAAATCAGAAAGGAACTCGGAGAAGAGACTGCGGAGGATAGACAGCAGGATGCGCTCGACAGCTTCATGGCACGAATGATGGATAAAGAAGATCATACCACAGAGGACTATGGATGGTTAGAGCCGGACGGAACCTTCCATGCGGTAGAGTGGGGAAATCATCAGGAATGGGCGAACGACTATCTGGACAAGAACCTGACACAAGAGGAACGGTTTGCGGCGATGGTGGAGATCAACGCATCAGGAATGGTGAAAAGTTCCCCGGATGTTATCGGAGCGGCGGACTATCTGGTCAGAAGAGGATGGGTGCTTCTGCACAATCCGCAGCAGGGAATCGCAATTCCAACAAGGGACATCACCAGAGAGTACACAAAGGCGCAGAAAGAGTTCCTGTATGACTATTACATGGAAAGAGACTGCAAAGAGGAGGCGAACGCAATATGGCAGGACGAATGAGAACAGATGAGACTTCGATGCTGAAAAGAAGAATCAGAGCAGACAAGCGTCTTCGAGAAGAACTGTCACGGAATAATGCAGAAACGCGAGAGATGATTCACGAGACATATCAGGAGATAGCAGAGCAACTTGAAATAGAGGGAGACTGGGATGAGGTATATGTTCAGGATCAGCTCAATGATGATTATGAAGTCAGAGATGTCATCGAAGCGTTTTACGATTGCATGATCGAGAAAGTTCTGAACTACATCGGTGCAGAGTGATAAAGCAATGAAGGAGGAATCAACATGGCAGTAAGAACACAACCGGATGCGCTGAAGGTATTCGCTGCAATCGCAATGATCGTCAACAGCAGGGAAGATTCAGCAAAAGTGAAATTGACAAGTGTAACCAGAAAGACAGAGAAAGAAGAAAAAAGAAGTGCATGAAATGAAAAAGCCTTCGGAATTGCTTGCAGGCTTCCGAAGGCGATTCGTTGACGTTCAGGTCAACACACATCTCGGTATTATTGTACTGCGAACGGCCTGAAAAGTCAATCAAAACAAGCGTCCCGAAGCGGTTCGGCGGACTTGTAATGGATAGTAACACTTCAACGATAAAGAGAAGTGACAGAGGTGATTCAGGATGGAGCAGAGCAGGAGACGGAGAAAGAAGAATGTCTATGTAGAGTATGACTATGAAGAGGCATATCAGAAACAGATTGAGAATCTGGAAGAGGACATCATCAAGAGGATGATGGATGGAAAGAAGATCAAGTATGTGTATGCCACAAAGGAGATCAAAGCAGGGGAGCAGTTGGAAGTCGAGATATATCCAGAGTTCACCAGAAAGAGAGTCGAAGAGATTCCAGAGGAGGGCAGAAGGAAGAAGGATAGACAGGCGCAGAGGAACCTGAATGAGAAGAACAGCAGGAAGCAGTGTGAGAGGGTCATCAATGAGAACTTTGGTGACAGAGACATATGGGCCACGTTCACCTATTCAGCAGAGTACACACCTGCAAGCATGAAAGTGGCGAAGAGCCATATGCAGAACTACATTCGCCGCCTGAACTACCAGAGAAAGAAGAGAGGTCTTCCGAACGCTCGGTATGTGTATGTTACGGAGCAAGGAGACAAAGGCAGATGGCATCATCACATCGTACTCGACGGAGACATGGACATGGACACAGTGGAAAGTCTCTGGACATACGGAAAGAGGAATCAGGTTCGCCGCCTTCAGAAAGACGAAAACGGCCTCGTGGGGATGGCGAAATATGTGTCAAAGCCGAAGGGCAAGGGGAAGGACTCCGAAGAAGGAAAATATCAAAAAATCTGGACTCCATCGAAGAACCTGAAGAAACCGGATGAACACAAGAATCATTACAAGACAAAGCAGAGCCATGTGGACAAGATGGTCAACGGTATACTTCCAGTGCAGGAGCATCTGAACAAGTGGTACGCATCAGAGGGTTATGAGTACACGGAATCAGTAATCAAGTACAACAAGTGGAACGGCCAGTATTACATATATGCTCGAATGAGAAAACAGCAGGAGGAGAAAGGAGGGAAGAAGAGTGAGAAGACGAAGAAGAGCAAGGCGAAGAAAGGCGGTCAGAATCGCAAGAGCACTCGCAAGAGGGATTAACTGGAAGAGAGTGGCAGCAGTCGTGCTCATGACCGGAGTTGCGGTGAGCATCGCAAGGTGCGGAAGAGAGAAAGAGATCAATGCACAGGTGATGGCGATGAAGGAAGAACAGACCAGACAGGAACTGCGGATGCAGCAGGAATATGGTTGCGACATCTATGGTCAGTATGAATACCCATACAACACGATGTCGCAGGATTGGAGCGGAGATCAGGTGGAAGGATTCTACTATCACGAAATAACTGAAGAGTGCAAGAAAGCAGGCGGTCAGTTCCCTGTCATCATGCAGGTGTACACATACATCATCTGCGAGCAGAACGATGTGGATTATGAGATGGTGTTTGCCCTGATCGAAAGGGAGAGCAAGTGCGTGTGGAACGCTGACGGAGGCGGCGGAGCATCTGTCGGACTCATGCAGATCGCAGAGAAATGGCAGCAGGAGCGCATGGAAGAACTGAACTGCACGGACCTGACGCAACCGTTCCAGAACGTGAGAGTCGGGGTGGACATCCTGTCAGAACTTCAGGAGAAGCTGAAGGGAACAGTTCCGGCGGAGCAGTTACCATATGACGTTCTGGCCGCGTATAACTACGGACTCCGGGGAGCACAGAAAAATCTATGGGCCTATGGGGTGCATGAGTACGAATACAACAGAGCCATTCTGAAAAGGGTGCAGGAACTGAAACAGGAGACGAAGGAAGCAAAGGAGGAAAAGCAGTGAAAGAGGGATATGTGCTGAAAGCAGATGCGGCGAAGTACCTGACACCGGAGCCGATCACATACGCAGCGATGAAGAGAAAGAGCGAAAAAGCTGCACAGACCGCATTGAAAGATGCGAAGGCGAGTATCTTGAACGCAGCAGGAATCGGGAAGGTTGAGGCATACTGCATCAATACCGTGCTTGCAGAACTGAAGCGCAAGGGACTCACACCGGAGCAGGAAGAGTATAAACGCATCAGCAGAGAGACGGCCAGAATGGTCATCAGGGACCGAAAAGGAATCTGGACAAGATACTATACCGACAAAGAAGGTCTGAAAGACTGGCTCCTCTGGAAGCTGGGACTGAAGAAAGAGACAGTATTTGACCGGATGAAGCGAATGGGAGTGACCGGAGATGTTCTTCAGGACATGGAACTCCTGACAGGAGGGAAGAAGAGATGAAGACGAAAGAGTTGATTGAGTACCTTCAGGGGTTCGATGCAGAATCCGAAGTGGTGGTCATTGCGGCGAATCCGAAGGAACGGAAGAAGTATGACGGAGAGATGTTCGGAATCACGGACGGAGGGCAGCCGATCTTCTGCATTGAGATCAGCAACGAGTCCGATCTGGATGAGAAAGAGATCGCGGCAGCAGTACAGGATGAAAGAGAGGAAAAACAGAGATGAATTTGAGATACGCAAAGCGAAGCGAGGACACGGAGCAGATCAACGTGACATCGTGGGCGGCTTGGAACGAGAGACAGTACCCGGAACTGAAGTGGCTGCATCACATACCAAACGGAGGCAGCAGAAACAAGGCAGAGGCGGTCAAACTGAAGCAGATGGGAGTGAAGGCAGGTGTCTCCGATCTCTGCCTGCCGTACCCAAAAGGAATTTACTGCGGATTGTACATCGAGATGAAGTTCGGAGACGGAAAGCACCAGAAGTCGCAGAAAGAGTTCCTGACCGATATGGCAGCAGTCGGACACTACGTCGCAACCTGCTACACATCAGAGGACGCGGTGAACGTGTTGAGAGAGTATTGCGAGCTATTATCTCCGCAGTGGATGAAAGAGCCGAACAACAGCGTCTGGAAAGAAGGTACGATTTCACCACTGAAGAAAAAGTGAGGACAGGAACATGGACGAATATGCAGCAGTAGTCAGAAAGTTCTATGAGGTGTACAGGCCTATCGGGAGAAGATACAACTTGCGTGTTCACAGCAGATTCTCCATGAACAGGCCCGGATTCATCAAGATTTATCAGGGAGACGGTCCCGATCGGAAACAGATCATCAAAGTCGAAGAGGACGATGACGTTGCTTGCTACAAGAGAGCGATTGATGAACTGGAAAGCTGGGCGAGGAGCCGGGAAGACGAAAACGCGAGATACAGAACAGCATGAGACGAAGCGATTGCGCTTTTCCGTGCGGAAGATGCCTCTGCAACCATTGTGCAAACAACGTGGAAACGATAGACAACTGCACCGGAGAAGCAAAAGAACCTTGCTTCGTCTGCGATGAGTGCAGATGGTACGACGGAGACACAAGGCACAAGGATATGTGGAGGCAGGAGTGCGGAGAGTATATTGTGACGAATGAACACGCAGAACGCTTGCGAAGAAAATTGAAATTGATAACAGGAGGACACACATCATGAAAATTATTGCAGTTATGACACAGAAGGGCGGAGTCGGAAAGACGATGACAGCATCATCGCTGGCATACATCCTCGGAGTGGAGCATGGAAAGAGAGTGCTCATCGCTGACGCAGATCAGCAGGGGAACATCTCAATGTTGTACGGCAGATTTGAACCGCAGGGCATCGGAATGTCAGAGTTATTAGAAAAGCACCGGGCGATCGGTGGTACATATAGCACAGAGCAGTTGATTGACGAGACACCATACGAAAACATTAGTATCATTCCGGCGAACGGATTCCTGATGAGAACGAACATGACACTGCTCCTCTTGGAACAGGACAACCAGATTCTCCGTTTCAAGATGGCGATGGAGGAGATTCAGGGCAGATACGATTATTGCATCGTGGACTGCGGACTCCTGATGGATATGACAGTGACGAATGTTCTGGTGGCAGCAGACCTCGTGATTCTTCCGGTGAAGGTCGGAGGGTTCGAGATCGAGGCGATTGTGAACATGGAGGAACAGTTGGAAGACCTGCGAGGATTCAATCCAGACATCAGGATGAAACTGCTCATGACGATGCGCCAGAAGAACATGACAAGTCTTCAGGTTGAGGAGTGGTTGAAAGCGTCATCCGGTCAGGATTGCTTCCAGACGGCAATCAGACGCTCGATCGTGGCAGAGAAGGCAACAATGGAGCGCGTACCTCTGCCGAAGTTCTCAAAGAGCGGAATCGTCGCAAAGGATTACAGAGAAGTGGCAGAAGAGTTGCTAAAAGACATGGAGGGATAAAGGATGATGGTCGAATCAAGAAACAGCAGAAAAGGAGGTAGACGGCATGGAAGGAACGGCAACGATTAGTCTGGACACGCTGGACGAGTTGAGAAAGAAGGCAGAAGAAGCAGAGACGGAGAAGAAACGGAGCGATTGGTTTGTAAAAAAACTGATGAACTGCTACGGATTCGATACAGAAGCATATGACAAAGCACTGAAGGAGATTGACAACAAAAGGAACCTGACAGACAAGCAGTGCTCAAAACTGGTCAGAGAAGCAATGGTGAAGCACCTGAAGATCGTGCTTGACCCGGAGGAACTGAAAGAACTGATTCAGGAGTACATCGACGAGGAAGCATCGGACGAGCATCTGGACATTGCGAAAGCAAGCCAGAAGGAACTGAAGCAGATTCAGGTGGTGCTGAAAGAGTAGTTATCCCGGCAGGAAATGTGGATATTGTGGATAAGTCATCAGATACAGAGACGAAGGAGGATAAGTGATGGCAGCAGGATGGAGCGTCATGGACGCAATCAACCGGAACAGCAAAGCGGCAGCAGAAGACAGACCGAAGGCGCGGTTCAGAACCAGAGACATCAGCGTGAAGAAGATGTACAGCAACGACATGAATTTCTATTCAAGGCAGGATATTGAGGAGTTGTCGAACCTCATTCTCGCCGTGGGACTGATTGAGAATATGGCAGTTACATATGACCCTTGCGAGAAAGGAGAGTACAGAATCATCTCTGGTGAAATGAGATGGAGAGCATTGAACCTTCTGCTCGAAAAAGGGTATTCAGAGTTCGAGGTGGCAACGTGTCAGATTCTGACACCTGCCGAAGAACACGAGGAGATGGTGCAGATCATCGTTGCGAACTCATACAGAACGAAGAACATCAAAGATCAGCTTGAAGAAGCGCAGAAGCTGAAAGAGTCCTTGCAGTACATGAAAGAGCACGGCCTGACACTTCAGGGAATGAAACTGGACGGAAAGAAGATCAGAGACGTTGTGGCGAATATCATGAAACTGTCAGGAACGAAGGTGGCGCAGATTGATGGAATCAACAGTAATTTGTTGCCGGAGTTTGTGGAGCAGTTGAAAGAAGGCAAGTTGACGTTCTCTGCTGCATATGAACTCTCTGGAATGCCGAAAGAAGATCAGGAGGAGATGTTGAAGGCACACGAGGAGGGTGAGGCTCCGACATGGAAAGAGGTCAGAGAAGCGAAGCGGACAGAACCGGAAGAGGTGTCAGAGCCTGACACGTTACCGGGACAGATGGAATATCCGAAGGACTATGAGGAGCCAGAGGACGAAGAAGAGTCCGATCAGGGAGAAGAACCGGAGCAGGAGGAAGAATGGGAGCAGGCGCATCCAGAGAGTATCACATCATTGTGCTACTCATGCAAGAGATACGCAGAATGCAACGTGAAGACAGGAACCTGCGAGAACTGCGATCAGTATGTCAACAAGGCAGAGGCGGAGAAAACAGACGAGCAGAGGTACGATGAGGAGCAGGCAGCAATCGACAGAGAGACGGCCAGAAAGCTGCGCGAGCAGGAACAGGAAGAGAAGATGAACAATCTCCCATCTGATAGCAGGGAGGAAAAGGAGTACATCAGACTCTCCACGGACACCTTCGAGGATGTGATCGCCGGAAGAAGACCATACCTGATTCTGAAAAATGACAAGATCAGAACTGGAATGATCGTGAGCGCGCTTGAATTTATACAGGGCAGAGCAACCGGAAGAGAACTGGTACTGGAAATCGTCTGCATGGACGATGCAGGAACATCATCAGCACTGGAAGACGGATATTGTGTCGTAGGCATCCGGCAGCAGGAGATTCTGAAAGAAGCAGGAGCAGATGCAGCAGAGTATGCAGATCAGCCTGCTATGCAGTACGGAGCATAAGGAGGAAAACATGATTTTTATAAATTCACCATTCGCGATTCTGGATGAGGCTTTTCGGAGCCTCTATCCAGACAAGAAATACAAAGCCTGCATTGGACCGAGCATAAAAGACGATGAAGGAAACCGAGTGTTCGGGTTCACGCAGTTCAGCAAAGGAGAGACACCAGTCATCGCAATCAGCGCAGAATTGAGCATCACGGATGCGACAGAGATATTCGCGCATGAACTGGCTCATGTGGCAGCAGGCGAGGGAGCAGGCCACGGAGAAAGATGGGACGAGGAGTTCCAGAGGATATTCGATGAGTACAACCGGATAGGCAGGGAACGGTTCGGAGAAGAAGGAAAAGAGATTGAAACAGCACCGGAATACAGAGGCGGATGGATTCGGTCAGAAGACCGGATGCCGGAGGAAGGCGAAGATGTGCTCGTGTGGTTTGAGTATTTCCGGTTCGGGAACTATCAGAGATTATTCCAGACGGTAGGCATCGGTTGCACATGGAGAGGCGAGTGGTCAGGGTTCGTGAATGGTTCGAGCGGTTGGAGAGATTTGAGAATTATCGCATGGCAGCCATTACCGGAACCATACAGAGAGGAGCAGGAAGACAATGGCGAAGAAAATGAGTGACGAAGAGATGTTGGAAGCGATGGAACAGGCAGTGAAGATGCACTTCATGGCATTTCAGCAATTTATGAAGCAGACAGGCGGAGACATCGGCTTGTCACTGCAACTGACAACCAGTTACACGGCGGCAATGCTTAAAGGTTCGCAAGAGCAGAACGAGAAGGAAGAGAAACTGTTAAAATTGTTGCTTCCGTCAGGGAAAAACAACCTGACGAACTAAAGGGAGGAATTGACATGGCATTATTAAACGGATTCAAAGAAACAGAGACAGAGCAGCAGTACAGAAGAGGCGAAATCTATTACATCAACAACGCAAGCAAGGAACACGTCGGAAGTGAGATGAAAAAGGACAGACCTGCGGTGATCGTCTCCTGCGATGCGAACAACAAGCACAGCGATGTGCTCGAAGTAGTTTTCCTGACATCAGCACCGAAGAAAGACCTTCCGACGCACGTTACGATCAGGAGCACCGGAAGAAAGTCAGAGGCATTATGCGAACAGCCGACTCCGGTGTCTGTGGAGAGAATCAACAACTTCGTCGGTAAGGCATCAGAGAAGGAAATGGAGCAGATTGACATTGCACTCCTGATCGGACTCGGCATCAAACTGGCAGGAGCCGAAAATCAATCGGGGGGGGCCTCACGGAAATCTGAACAGCAGATTCAGAGCAGCGTGAAGGACAGAAGCAAGGAAGAATCGGAGAAAATGGCCGAAGAGAACCAGATGCTTCGAGAAGAACTGAAAAAGCAGCAGGAGAGCACAATCCGATCAGAGGCGGAGTGCTCTGCATATAAAGCAATGCACGAACAACTGCTGAAAAAGCTAATGGAGAGGAGGGGATGAGATGCACAAGCTGGCACTACTGATGGAGGACATCGCAAGAGCAAGCGTGTCGGCAGTGGTTGGCCTGTTCATGTTAGGAGTTGCAATCGTGATCGGAATCATCGTTCTGGTCACGATTATGACCGTGTTGAAAATGGCAATCAATGACATCAGCGAGTTTTTCAAGAAAATAGCAAGGAGAAGATGATGAACAAAGCAATTTTGATGGGCCGCCTGACAAGGGACCCGGAAATCCGGTATTCAAATGGACCGGAGCAGACAGCGGTGGGAAGATTTACGCTCGCCGTGGACAGAAGAGGACAGAGACAGGGGAATCAGCAGAACGCAGACTTCATTCCGTGCGTTGCCTTCGGGAAGAAGGCGGAGTTTGTGGAGAAATACACGCACAAGGGAACAAAGGTGATCGTCGAGGGAGAAATCCGAACAGGAAGCTACACGAACCGGGAAGGAAGAAAGGTGTACACCACAGAAATCTATGTCAGTGACATTGAGTTCGCCGAGAGCAAAGCGGCAGCAGAACAGAACCAGAACCGGAACGACGATCAGTACGGAATGACAGGTGATGACGGATTCATGAACATTCCAGACGGCGAAGAGTTACCGCCTTTCAACTAAAGGGCGAGAAAGAAGGTGAAGAGATGAGATTGAGAGACGCAGCAAAGTGGATTAAAGAGAAAATCACAGGAAAGAAAGCAGAGGAGACTCCTGTTCTGACACCGATGATCGCAACAGAGGAAGACATCGAGAGGGCAAAGAAAATGGACAGGGAAATCGAGGAGATGGAAAAGAAATCAGCACTCATGGCCCCGGTTGTTACCTCGCAGGCAGAAATGGAACGCCTGAAAAGATTCGAGGCAGGTTCAAAGCAGATCGCAGAGATGACAGGGAAGCCACACGAAGAAGTGGCAGAAGCAATCCTGAAGGTCACAACAGAGACATCTGCATCACTGGAAGAAGCAACCGAACAGGTACGCGAAAGAATGGAGTTGCAGGCAGAGGTTGCAGCAGAGACGAAAGAAGAGTCAGACACTCCGTTCGTTCAGAGATGGGCGGAAGCGAAAGGAATGACAGTTCAGGAACTGGAACAGGAAACCGGATGGACGGCGGAGCAGTTGGAGCAGAACATCATTGACAGCAGCAGGATTATCACAACTGAACTCGTCAAAGCACAGAGACTCATGAAAATACTCATGACCAACAACAGCCGGAGACGAAAAGGGATTCCGATGGTGAGACGGCAGCAGTTACTGCGAGCAGAACGGAACCAGAGGAGGAGAAGGAGTGAGAACAGGAAAGAATCATGAAGGATATTCAGACCCGACGGCGAGTTGTGCTGTCGGACATCTGACACATGAGGAGAAACAGAGGGAGAAGAAACGAAAGGAGGAAAAGAAGCGTGATAAAAGCAGTGTGCTGGGGAGTGCTCATTCTGATTCTTCTGGCAGTCGCAGCACTGGCACTGTACATCGTCGGGATGGCCCTGTACTTCCATTACCAGCTAAAGGACGGCAGGACAAGAAGAGAGTACACAGAGGAGCAGAAAAGGGCAGACGAAGAACAGATTCAGGCAATCAGGGAAATGCAGGCAAGGAGAGAAGAAAAGCGTCAGAAGAGGCGGCAAAGAAAGAGTAAAGCAAACAGGAGGTAACAGAGATGGATGCAACGAACAACGAGAAGGCGGATGTCCTGAAATGGATGCTCGGCCAGATTTACCGGGCAGAGAAGAGAAAGAAGCAGCTTGACGAGAGGCTGGTCAGGATTGCGGAAGAGAGGGACGCTCCGATCGGTGGTGTCGGATATAGACCACTGCCACGATCGTCTTCAGGAGAAGGGAATGGAGCAGCAAGCATCATCCTGAAGATGTCAGACATCGAGGAGAGAATCTACACACAGAAGGAAGAAGTGGAGAAAGCAATCGTCCGCGTGATGGACATTCTGGATTATCTGCCGCAGGATAGTCTGGAAAGAGAAATCTGCGAATTGCGACACATCGACATGAAACCGTGGAAGGATATTCAGGAGAGCATCCCGATGTCACGGAGCCAGTGCAACAAGAGATATAACAAAGCGATTGAGATGTTGCTGAATAAGGGACGCATTGAGCGAATGATCGAGGAGAACGAGGAAGCATACACGGACTGGAAGTTGGACAAGGAATGGAAGATGCTGAAGAAATCCCCTGAAAAACAAAGTGGGGGTATAGAGTCGGGAAACAAATCTGGAAAATATTTTCAGGAAAATCAGAAAGTAAAAGCGGTTAGCAATGCGGACAGAATTGATCGCAGAAAGAAGAAGGGAATGAAGACACAGAGGACATGATGAACGCACGGCAGCAGGAGCCGCCTTCATCGCATCTGCATGGAGCAGGTCACAACACATCCATCTCACGGCAGCGGAGAACCACGAAAAAACAAGGTGGGGTATTCGTTGCCGTTTTCTTTTCTGGAAATATCAGATGGCCAGATCGGGAGCAGATCAGAGAGCCGGAGCAGATGCAGGTGTCAGACTCTGACACGCAGGAGATCAGAGCAGGAGCATCGGCAGCAGTACATACATAGCAGGGCAGACAAGAGAAACCAGAGGCAGAGGACAGGCAGTGGAGCGCACGGAGGCAGTGAGAGCCAGTACAGAAGGACAGGAGAGCAGAGACAGCAGAGGAGACGGAGGCGGCGGCAGGAGGCGCGAGAGGGCGGCAAGGACACACAGGAGGAGCAGAGTGGACAGACACGACAGGGAGCAGAGGCAGGGCAGAGAGAAACATGAGACACAATGAGACATTCAAGTGTGCTATGATGGTAGCATGGACAAGCGGACGAGTGAGAGCGAAGCAACGTGACCGCACCACATAGTACAAGAGCGAGAGCACAGGGAGACACTGACGAGGTGATCTCCCTGTTTTTGTGCCCTGCGACTGCTGCAACGATGGCGGCAGGGCGCAAGGTACTTCCGCAGGGGGGCCACGAATGCGGGGCGCGGAAGGTCCGGTATTTTTGCCTGTAAAGTCAAAAAAAATACGGCACTTCCTTCCTCTTTTGCCGCTGAAATGGAGGTGAAAATCAGAAAATGGATGTAAATCAGAAAGAACTCGCCGCCATTTTAGGCATCACAGACCGTCGTGTCCGGCAATTAAAGAACGAGTTCGGCTTGTTTTCAAAGGGTTTGTCGAGTGAAAAGAAACAAAAAAACTATGTTTTGGAAAAATGCGTCCCTGAATACATCAATTACAAGCTGGAAGCGGAAGTGCAGCAGGGTACAGGCTACAACAAAGAAAAGGAACAGGCCGAGCACGAGCAGATCAAGAAGAAAATCTCAATCCTGAAGCTGCGGAAGCTGAAAAGAGAGCTTCATGAGGCAGACGATGTGGAGGAGTTTCTGACAGATATGCTTGTGAATTTCAAGAACAGGCTTTTGTCCGTTCCGCAGAAGGTCGCACCTCTGATCGTGTCAGAGGATGATGTGAATGTCATTCTGGACATTCTGGAAAGAGAAATTTTTCAAACATTGGAGGAGTTGTCGGAATATGACCCATTGAAAATAGACAAAGATACCACATCACAGATACTGGAAGAGATGGACGAGGAAGAGGACGAGGACGAAAGCGAGTAAAGGGGTGAAAGAGTTTGTCATCGTCTGAACGACAGCGTTCCCGGCAACGGACGAGAAATTTATTTGTAAACACAATTAAAGCCACACTGAAGAAACCGGAAAAGCTGACCGTTTCACAGTGGGCGGAAAAATACAGAATACTGGATGAGTCCAGCAACTTCTCCGGCCAGTGGTCGAATGACATCACTCCGTATCTGGTCGGAATCATGGATGCGTTCAATGACCCATACATTCAGGAGATCAATTTCTGCAAGCCGACACAGGTCGGCGGAACAGAAGCGATGCTCAATATGCTCGGATGGATAATCATGGATAGTCCGTCACCGACTATGATCGTATATCCGAGCGATGATCTGGCGAAGGACACATCAAACGACAGAATCAAGCCGTCTCTGACAAAGACACCAGAGATCAAGGAGAGATTTTATGAACACTCATCGAAGGAACTGAACCTGAAGTTCCGGGGGATGAAGATATACCTTCGAGGTTCCGGTTCTCCCGGAAAACTGGCATCAAAGTCAATCAAGTACCTGTTTTTCGATGAGATTGACAAGATGGACGGTGCATCGAAAAAAGAGGCATCGCCTTACAATCTGGCGAAGGAGAGAACCAGAACATTCACATACAGCAAGAAGATATACACTTGCTCAACACCGACGCTGAAGACGAACTATGTCTGGCAGATTCACGAAGATGCAGACGAGCAGAGGCATTATTTCGTGCCGTGTCCGCACTGCGGAGAGTATATCACGTTCGCGTTCAAACAGATTCATTTTCCGAGCGGAGAAGGGATGACAAACGCAGAGAGGGCAAAAGAGGCCGTCTATGTGTGTCAGGAGTGCGGATGCGAGATTACCGACAAGGACAAAATCAAGATGCTTCGGCAGGGCGAGTGGAGAGATGTGAAAGGAACCTGCATCGGAAAGCCGAGAAAGGTGTCATACTGGCTCAATGCTCTGTATTCACGATTCCTGTCATGGGCGGAGATTGTGAAAGAGTTCCTTGACTCAAAGGATGACCCGGAGAAACTGCAAAACTTCGTCAACTCGTGGCTGGCGGAGCCGTGGGAGGACACGAAACTGAAGACAACGGCAGACACAGTGGCCGAAAGGCAGACTGATCTGCCAGAACTTGCAGTGCCGGGATGGGCGAGGATGCTGACTGGTGGTGTCGATGTGCAGGAAACGTGCTTGTATTGGACTATAAGAGCATGGGGAGATCACATCACCTCGCAAAATATCGCGCATGGACAGGCAATGTCTTTTGCGGATATTGAAAGAGTGATGAATCTGGCATATGAGCGAGAAGACGGTCAGAAACTGGTTGTGTGCTTGTGCCTGATTGACTCTGGATATGATTCAGACGGAACATATGACTTCTGCGCGAACAATTCAGACTGGGCCTTGCCAGTCAAAGGCTCGAACAATCCCATGATGTCGCATTTCAAGATGTCAAAAATCAATAAACCGACAAGCGCAGCGCACGGAATGAATCTGGTGCTCGTTGACGGTGACAAGTACAAGGACATGATCGCGGCCAGAATGAAAAAACCAAACGGTCGAG